GATATTGTAGTTACTATTGTTATTAGTATTAGTATTCTGTGTAACACCAATACTAGTATTATTATTGTTATATGTCATTGTACCAGTGTTGATGTTATTGTTAGTGCTTACACTGGTGCTATTGTTTGTATTGACATTGGTGCTTGTTGCTGTTGAAGTGCTTGTATTAATATTGCGATTAGTCATATCCCCTGTTTGGATATTATTATTTGTACTGGTGCTTGTACTTGCATTTACATTATTATTGTTATAATTTACAGTACCAGACATTACATTGTTATTAGTTGCTGATGAAATGCTTGTACTTTCATTAATATTTTTAATTTGACCAGACTGCACATTGTAATTTGTATTGCTATTAGTATTTGTATTGGTGCTAGTGCTAGTTGATGCATTATTATTATTGTAAGTCATTGTACCACTATTGACGTTATTATTGTTATACGTCATAGTACCAGTATTCACATTATTGTTGTTATTAGTAACGGTTCCGCTTTGTACATTGTTATTAGTATTAACAGATGTGCTTGTACTTGTGCTGGTATTTTGATTTACGTTTGTGTTAGTTGAATTGCTGTTAACAGTACTTGTATTGATATTGGTGCTGGTACTAGTTGAGTTGTTATTAGTAGTGACTGCACTTGTGCTGTTTGATGTTGAGTTGGTATCAACTAAACTCTTTGAATCATATCCACCCTGATTAATTGGATTAATTACGCTAGTGGTAGTCCCATTGGTTGTTGTTTGGGTACTTGTGTTTTGAGCAAACGCGGGTGTTGACAAAAGTGCCAACACTAAAAAATACTTGAAAAATTGCATGATTTCCTCTTGTTTTAGTTATACATAAATCAAAAAGATTCAAATTTAAGATCACTTTACAAAAAGATCAAAAATCATGCTAAATTCAACGTTGATTTTTTTAAGATTTTACTATAAAATTCTACAATTGACATCTTTATTTATATAAAGCCTATGATTTTCTACACAAATGTCACTCGTCGTGGCAACAATATACTTTTCCGTGGTATTAAAGATGGCAAACGAATCCATGAAAAAATACATTTTAAACCAAGCCTTTACGTAAAATCACAAGCCGAGACACCTTATCGTGACATTAAGGGCGAATATCTGACAAAAAAGAATTTTAATTCGATGTCCGAAGCAAGTGATTTTATTATTTCACATGAAGATATACCTAATTTTAATATTTACGGTAATAATAACTACGTCTATCAATTTATCACTAAAATTTTTAATGAAGATATTGAATTTGATATTACTCAAATTAAGATTATTACCATCGACATTGAGACCTCTACAGAATTCGGTTTCCCTGACACTTCTAACCCAAATGAACAAATACTTCTGATATCAATTCAGGATTACAATACCAAGGAAATTATATCGTTAGGATGCAAACCTTTTTTACCATATAAAAAGAACATTACCTACGTACATTGTAAAGATGAGTATGATTTATTGAAAAGATTTGTTGCTTTAATTCAAAGTGATTATCCTGATGTAATTACTGGTTGGAATTGCCAATTTTTTGATATTGCTTACACATCGGCAAGGATCAAAAAAATCTTGGGTGATAGTGCGTTAAAAAATCTTTCGCCTTGGGGAATCGTTAATACACGCGAGGTAGAATTTATCGCTGGTCGTAAAGAGCCGGTATATGAATGGGTGGGTATTGCAACCCTAGACTATCTTGATCTATACAAGAAGTTCGCCTTTACACAACAAGAAAATTATAAGTTAGATACTGTTGCTCAATCGGAGTTAGGTAAGGAGAAACTTAAGCATGAATATGATTCATTTAAGGATTTCTATACACATGATTGGCAAAAGTTTGTTGAGTATAATATTGTTGACGTGGAGTTGGTTGACCAGCTAGAGGACAATCGAAAATTAATTAATCTTTGTCTTACTATGGCCTATGACGCCAAATGTAATTACTTGGATGTATTCTCCCCAGTAAGAACATGGGATTGTATTATCTTTAATGCGTTGTGGAAAAAGAATGTGATGATTAATCACGTAAAGCCACCGGAGCATGATAGGCAAATTCTTGGCGCCTATGTTAAGGAGCCAAAACCTGGAAGATATGATTGGGTTGTTTCATTTGATGCAACGTCTCTTTACCCATCAATCATTATGACATTAAATATGTCGCCCGATACATTGGTTGAAGGTCAAAAGTTCTTAGCAGACAATGAGCAGAGTATTGATGAACTTATCGATGGCAGATATAACACAGAACACCTTGTCGAAAACAATTGGGCTATGGCTGCCAATGGTCAGGCTTTTAGTAAACAAAAGAAAGGTATTATTCCAGAGCTCATTGAATATTATTTTGATGCAAGACAAAAAGCTAAAAAGATTATGTTGGATGCGGAAAAATCATATCAAGAAACTAAGGATGAAAAATGGAAATCTGTCATAGCCACGATGAACTCAAAGCAAATGGCAGCTAAGATTTTAATGAACTCTCTTTATGGTGCAACTGGCAACAAATTCTTCCGTTACTATGACAATCGTATTGCTGAAGGTATCACCATGACCGGGCAACTGGTTATTAGATCTGTATCAAAGTCATTGAATCAATTCTTGAATCGTGTATGTCATACTAAAGATCAAGAGTATTCTTTCTATGCCGATACTGATTCTACATACATCACACTAAAGAATGTTGTAGATAAATTTTTTAAAAATAAATCTAAAGGCGAAATTATTCAAGAGCTTGATACTATTTGTGAGAAAGAGATACAACCCCATATCAACGCGACAACCGAAGAACTCAGCACTTACATAAATGCAGCGCAACGCAAATTAAAATTTAAACGTGAGATTATTGCAGATCGTGGCGTGTGGATTGCGAAAAAGAGATATGCTGTAAATGTTTACAATTCTGAAGGCATTGCATATCAAGAACCTAAGCTCAAAGTTATGGGTATGGAAATTGCTCGTACTAGTACTCCACAGCCAGTTAGAGAAAGGCTTAAAGAAGCTGTAAAAATTATATTGACCAAAGACGAGGACACCCTTCGTACCTATGTAAAGCATGTTGAATATGAATGGCGTAAATTAACCGTTGAGGAGATTTCGTTCCCAAGAGGGGTTAATGGATTGACCCAATATTCAGATACCGTTAAGATATTTCGTAAGGGAACGCCTATCCATGTAAGAGGGGCTTTACTATATAATTACCTTCTCACTGAAAAAAAATTGACAAAGAAGTATACAAGGATACTCGAAGGTGATAAGATCAAATTTTGTTATGTTAGAGAACCCAACCCGTTGGGCACACACGTTATTTCATTTATTGGTAGCTTGCCACCAGAGTTTCATCTCGATGAATATGTCGATTATGATATGATGCTAGAAAAGGCATTCCTTGATCCATTAAATAGTTTGTTGTCGTGCGTTGGTTGGACAATTAAGGAGCGAGCATCTTTAGAAGATCTATTTGCATGAGATTGCTTTTGCATGTATAATCAAAATCCTAAATTAGGAGAAATATTATGTCACTATTGGATAGAATAAAAAAGAATTCTACCATTAAAGATACAGAAATCCTTAGCAAGAGTAAATTTTTTAATGCTAAGGATATGATTCAAACATCTGTCCCAATGATTAATGTTGCTCTGTCAGGAAGACTTGATGGAGGAATGACACCAGGTTTAACAGTATTTGCAGGCCCGTCTAAACATTTTAAAACTGCCTTCTCGCTTTTACTTGCCAAGGCTTATATGGACAAATACGATGACTCAGTCGTTCTTTTTTATGATAGCGAGTTTGGTAGTCCTCAATCCTATTTTGAAAGCTTCGGTATTGATACCCAGCGCGTAGTCCATACACCTATCACTGATGTGGAACAACTTAAGCACGATGCTATGGCTCAGCTTAGCAATATTGAACGCGGCGATCACGTGATCATTATTGTGGATTCAGTAGGTAATCTAGCTTCAAAAAAAGAGGTGGAAGATGCGTTGGATGGTAAGTCTGTTGCTGATATGTCAAGAGCAAAGCAACTTAAGTCGTTATTTAGAATGATCACTCCTCACTTGACTCTAAAAGATATACCGATGATTGTTGTTAATCATACGTATAAGGAAATTGGTCTTTATCCAAAAGATATTGTTTCGGGTGGCACTGGTGTTTATTATTCTGCTGATAATATCTTCATCATCGGTCGTCAGCAAGAGAAAGATGGCACTGAGTTAACTGGCTATAACTTTATCATCAACGTTGAGAAATCTCGTTATGTAAGAGAAAAGTCAAAGATTCCTGTTGAAGTATCATTTGAAGGAGGAATCAGCAAGTGGTCTGGCTTGCTTGATGTTGCAATTGAAGGTGGCTTTGTAGTTAAACCTTCAAATGGATGGTATTCAAGGAAAGACGAAGAGCGTAAGTTCAGGGTAAAGGATACATATAACAAAGACTTTTGGATGCCAGTTCTTTCCAATAAAGAATTTCAGCAGTACATTATCGATTCATATAAGATCAGTAATTCATCGTTAATGAATCATGAAATTTCAAAAGAGGACATTGAAGATGAATTTGCCAACGTATAACCCTTGGAACCATGACGAGATTGGATGGGGGTTCCACATAACAAGTGGTGATTACGAAGGCGTAATCATTAAGATTAATGAGATAAAGTTAGATGAAAAGATAGAACACAATGTTGTTGTAGACTTCGAAGTAGTATCTGGAAATGAAGGGCATGAAGAAGGATTTGAGAATAAAGACCATTTCCAAGATACATTCACACTAATTATCAATGATGTATTAAGCAAAGCGATAGAATTCGATAACCATGACAAGAATAGAGCTAACGATACTTAAAAACCTTATACACGACGAAGATTTCATGCGTCGTGTACACCCTTTTCTTAAAGACGATTATTTCACTGATAGCAACGATCGGACAATATACAAACACATTACAAATTTTATAGAGAAGTATAATGCTACTCCAACAATTGAGTCTTTGGTTATTGCATGCCAGAATGATTCAACGCTCAAAGAGCAAGCATATAAAGAAGTTGTAGAGACAATTCAATCTTTCACACCAGAACCATCAAACAAAGAATGGTTGATAACAGAGACAGAAAACTTTTGTAAAGAGAAAGCAGTCTACAATGCAATTATGTCTTCTATCTCAATCCTCGATGGACACGATAAAAATCATTCTAAGGATGGAATACCTGGTTTACTGCAGGAGGCATTAGGTGTATGTTTTGATAATTCTGTTGGTCATGATTACGTTGATGATGCTGGCGATCGGTATGATTTCTATCATCGTGTCGAATCGAGAATCCCTTTTGACATCGACCTCTTCAACAAAATTACCAAAGGTGGGTTACCTAATAAGACTCTTAACATTGCTCTTGCTGGCACAGGTGTCGGTAAGTCTTTGTTTATGTGTCATGTTGCTGCTGGAGCGCTAACTCAAGGCAAGAATGTTCTCTATATTACGCTTGAAATGGCTGAAGAACGAATTGCTGAACGTATCGATGCTAACTTATTAAATATCGAACTTGATCAACTAGCAGATCTTCCTAAGGCGATGTTTGAAGATAGAATGCAAAAGATATCGAATAAGACTTCAGGTAAACTAATTATCAAGGAATATCCAACATCTTCTGCACATACTGGCCATTTTAAGGCTCTATTAAATGAACTAAAGCTCAAGCGTTCTTTCAAGCCAGATATCATCTTTGTTGATTACTTGAACATCTGTGCAAGTGCAAGGTATAAACCTGGTGCTGCTGTTAATTCTTATACTTTGATTAAAGGGATTGCTGAAGAGCTAAGAGGACTTGCTGTTGAACATAATGTCCCTATCGTTTCTGCAACACAAACAACTCGCTCTGGTTACTCTAACACAGATGTTGAACTAACTGATACATCTGAATCGTTTGGCTTGCCTGCTACCGCTGATTTTATGTTTGCCTTGATCTCTACTGAAGACCTGCAGAAAATGAATCAGATTATGGTTAAGCAGCTAAAGAATCGTTATAGCGATCTAAATAACTTTAAGAGGTTTATGGTTGGCATCGATAGAGCAAAGATGAGGCTCTATGATCTCGAGGCAGTTGCGCAGCAAGATCTTTCAGATTCTAATATTAAGAACAAAGAAGATGTCTTTGATGATATGAACTTCATGCAAGCAATAAAAAAGGGCGTTGATTTCTCTTCAATTAAGGTATAAATAAATAAAAAAAGGAATGATGTGTCAGCTTTTGAAATTATTGAAATAATATTGTTGTTAGCAGCATGTTATGCTTGCTACAACGCAGGAGTACATAAGGGGATATCAGATCTAATTGACCTAATTATTGATGGGAAATTAGTTTCTCAGGATGAATTTGATAAATTTTTGGATAAACAAAAAAGAATGTAACGCCTGTTGACCTTTCGATTGAGTCCATATATGATTGACTCATGTACTCAATCGGCCAAACCATCACCATAACCACTCGCCACCGGTCTCATTACATCTACCGGACAAGTGATTTCACAACCAACACGTATTCTGGTGTTGTATTACCTAATCCTAAGTGGTTAGAACACCAAAATCACGTAACAATCAAGACTGACGACGGAATGACAAGGATAATTGACCTTGCTAACGTCGTTGGTGCACTTAAAACAGTTGATTCGCCTGAAACACGTACTTTTGAAGTCGTTTCGAAATCCAAAGGAAGCAAATACATCGTTACAGCGATTGGAAATCGAGTAAATTGCTCGTGTACTGGATTTCAATTCCGTAGAACTTGTAAGCACTCTAGTGCAGTTTTCAATAAGTTCTTTAAGAATCAATAAGTTACAAATCTGTTACTACCCCGTTGACCTTTTTTTAAATTCCTCTGATGATGGAATCATGATGAAAACACAATACCAAGTCCACTTCTACAACTTCAGCTTCAGCAAGTGGTTTGATACGTTTGAGAGTGCTTTGGAATGTGGTCGTTCATCTGGATTTCAATTTTCAATTTGGAAGGGTGATATATGCCTGATTTGAAGAGCATTCTGACAGTCGTTCTTTTTGGTTATGTGTTGTTCATGATTTCGTTCTTACTTCGTTATTCATTTTCCTGAGGAAAAGCAATGGCTAAATTTGGATTCAAGAAAGACGTTCGTCTTCGGTTAGAAATCGAAGCTGATACTCTTGAAGAGGCTTATAACATCGTTGAACAAACGCTCAACAAAGCCAAAAACGTTAGAATTGACGATCTCGAAGATTGGTCGCTTGTTTTCGAACAACTTGAAATTGAACGGGTTTAAACACGATGAAAACTGAATTTACATGCGTTAGTGTTCTTGGTGGCTGGCAAACTGGCTTAGTAGTTGAAAATTCGGACAAAGATCTGACGTTTGGCCCAGTTTTCAATAAGATCCAGGATTTGTGGAAATGGCAAAAATCAAATTTGTACAGCGAATCTGTAACTTATTGATTTTCAACAAGATTTACCTGTTGACCTTTATTCAATTATCCCTGATAATGGATACATCAACTGGAGAAACGAATGTATAGCGAAAACACAAAAGTATTTGGTTCATATACCGTGCGGGAAATCCAAGACGAGTTCCGCGCAAAGAACTTACCAGTTCCTTCCGTAGAGGAAGTAATGATTCGTGAAAGCAAAGCACGTAAAGAGCTGCATGATCGAATCGGTTTCATCGATCCACGTGGTTATTTTCATCTTAACAAAGGAGTCAAAAAAGTGAGCGTTTCTACTTCATCAAAAGCTGTAAAATCGACTAAATCCGGTCCTACCAAGGCTGAGCGTGCTTTGGAAATCTTCAAGAGTCTTGCTGCTACGGCTCCCCGTGCAGACGTTATTAAAGCGTTTATGGACGAGCTTGGGATGACCAAAGCTGGTGCTACGACTTACTTCTACAACTGCAAGCGTGATGCAGGTGGTGAAGTGGTTGTTGCTGAGAAGCCTGCTAAGGCTAAAAAGCCTGCTAAGGCTAAAAAGCCTGCTAAGGCTAAAAAGCCTG